AGAACCTCACAGCAGTCAGCGTGAAGTCTTCAAAGCTAGGTGTGGTGTTGCCTTGGCCATCGATCACCATAGCAGTGCGCATGTAGCCACCACGGTTGTTCTCTGACGGATTCCCGACAGCCACACCCTGCCAGTACGCAGCCTTGCTTTCCTGATCAGTCACAGGAGCAGCCAGATGCCAAGCCATCATGTACTTCATCAGTTGCACAAAGTAGGCTGGCCACACTGACTCAATCGGAGAGAACTGATAGTCAACGACAATCGTCTCTTGGTTTGTCAGTAGCTTGTCGCCCTGGATGGTCCATTCGACAAATGTGCCGGCACCGATCGCAGTGCTGTTGAAGACCCGCCTGATCGGGCCGATGCGGTCAGATGGCAGGACGTACTCGTACTTCCACTCGTTGACCGGGGTGTTGATCGTGCGCGCCAACTGGATCTTCTTGAAGGAGAAGGTCCAGGGATAGGCCAGCAGCGTGCTGTCCTTGATGTTGGGATACAGCCGATCGCAGATGTTCGACTCGTCTGTGCCCTCGTTGAAGGATGAGATGGGCCGAGCGCCCAGCATCAGCAAGGCATCAGAACAGATGCTCAGTGAAGTGTCGCCTGCTGCCATTCATGCCCCTATGGGAAAAGGGGCCAGACCCTTGCGAGTGCTGGCCCCGTCAGACTATTGACTCGCGTCAGTCCGAATCAGTGTTTGCCAACGTGGTTCCGTCGTTGACATCCACCACGCCGCCCGAGTTGGACAGCACATACACCAGGGTCGCAACCGCGGTGGTGCCGGTGCTCGTCAGGCAGTAGATCAGGTCGCCAACGGCCAGCGTGTTCGCCAGCGCGTTGAAGTAACCCGAGGTGTTGACATCAGCGATCGCATCGGTCGTTGAGTAGGAGTAGACGCTAGGAGCGTTACCCCGCTTCGATGCACCGATCGTCGCAAAGCCGGTTGCCGAAAAAGCCATGATGTGCCCTCCTTACTCGCGGCAGGTGATTTCAACGATGCCGCCAGCGTCGATGGCAACAGCACCAGCGGACATCATGCTCGACACCAGCCAAGAGGTCTTCTCGGGGATGTAGTTGATTTCCGAACGGATGCCCATGCCCTCGGCCATACCGACTGCGGTTTTGTGCCATGCCCAGACCTTGCGATCTGCGCCAGTGCCACCACCCACCAGGCCACCTTCAGAACGATCACCGATGGTGATGAACTTGAAGCCCAAGAAGGTATCCAGCTCACCCTGCACCAGAGCCTTGACCGTGTTGAAGTCCGTCGAGGTGACAGCCGTCTCGGTCAGCAGTGCCATCAGGTTGGCTGCATGCACCAGCAGGTAGCGCTCACCCATCGGCACATTGCCAGCGTCCAGCAGCTTCTTCGCCTCGCGCAGCTTGGCCACGTTGAGGTTGGTGTTGGAGCCGCCGATCGAGTTGGCAACGGTCAACGTGGTGCCGGATGCCGCGATAGCATCGATGACCAACTGATCAGCGCGGCGACCAACTGCCTTGCCAACCACTTGAACCAATTCTGCACGCTCGTCAAAGTTGACTTTGGCTTGGTTGAAGATGTCCGAATACTCGGCCGCGATGTAGTCAGACAGCGTGACCGTAGCCTGGCTGTAGCTGACGTTCAGCGGCGTGACGTCGGTTTGCGGAACCCGAACCGTGGCGACGCCAGATCCGATCTTGGGGAACTTGTGGGTGCTTGCCGTAACCCCAGTGCGAAGACGGACGGTGTTGCGCAGGACGGCATCGGCTTGATACGCCTGCTTCACCTCCGCATCGAACAGGGTCACAAACGCATTCGAGATGCTGATTGCCATGTGACTCTCCGATGGAATTGAAGACCTTCGTCGCCGGTTCTCTGACTTGCGTCAGGCCTTGACTTGCGCTGCAACTCCGCGCCCGAGTTTGTTCCGGGCCTTGCGGTTGTCCGTATGGAAATTGTATAGCGAAAGAAGATGATGTTGTCAACAGGCAACATCAAAAAAAACCCCGGCACCAGGCCGGGGCTAATAGGCTCGGGGGAGCCCTCAGGAGACAGGGCTCAACCATACCTCTTTTCAAAGAGCTTTTCAACCTTTGCCCGATACGCCGGGTTGGTCTTGTACTCCGGGCTGGCGACCATCTGGTGCAGCTCTTCATCGCTCATGCTGGTATCAGCAGGCGCAGACTGCACCGGCACTCGGCCCTCGTAGGTCTCGCGCAGCTTCATCAGCGCTTGCAGACCCTTGGCCGTGCCACCCCAGACCTTGAACTCCTCGAAGTCATCACCGGACCAGATGCCCTTCTGCACCATGCCGCGGCCCCAGGTGACCATGTTGCTGATGATCGCGTCAGCATTCGGACCGAGTGCCTGGCGCTCTTGCTGGATGGTGCGCTGCATGTCCTCGGCCTGGTTCGCGCCCATGCCGACGATCTGCCCAGCAAGATCCTCGAAGGCCTGCTGGCTGATCCCGTACTTTGCCGCCCAGCCCATGTAGGCCTGGGTGACCGGATCATCTTCACGCATGCCATCGACCAGCTTGTACTTGCCGTCGTCTGGTGCCTTGTGCTTGCCAGAGCGGAACTGCTTCTCCAGTTCCAGGTAGGACTTGCTGATCCCTTCCAGATCAGGCTCGTTGGCGTCCTTCTTCCAGAACTTCTCAGGCCAGAAGTCAGGCCTTTCCAGGGGGCCATCGTCTTCTTCCGGCTGGTTGACGTGACTGATGGTCGGCTGCTCGTGGCTCTCGGTTGTCTGCTCATCCTCGACGATTGCCGAGTCCAGCAGGCCGGAGTTGTCATTCGCTTCGACGTCGCTCATTGGCGTTGCTTCGCTTTCCTGATACGGCCTTCAAGATCGCGGATGACAGCGTTCTGTCCTTCTCGCCACTGGCCAAGTGACGGATCCGCGCCGGGTTGCCAGCAGGGTTGCTCGAGATATCTCTCGCGCATCCATGCCAGCACCTTCTGTCCCTCCTCGGTGGAGAACGTCCTCGCCACCAGAAGGTCGATGTCCAGCGGCTGTGGGTCCGGCCGCGCTGGTGCGGCCTCCAGTTCATCCCACCCGCTCATGCCATTGCCTGCGCTTCAGTGGCCGGCTGCATCGCCTGGGCCTGTTGCGCCATCTGCGTCATCTGCTGCACCATCGCCGCACGCTCCTCGGGGCCAGCACGCAGCGCCGCAGGCACACCCAGCTTGTCAGCGATGTAGTCCACCGCTGCGCCAGCCTTGATCGCCATCTGGCCTTCCGGACCCATTGCCTGCGCGATCTGCATGAACTGCATGATGTTGTTGATCTCGTCCATGTTCTGCGCCATCGCCAGCGGAGACACCGGGGAGATCTTCACCTCCAGGCCATTGACACGCAGCGGCATGTCAATGATGTTGGCCTGATCCATCACCTCCAGGATCTTGCTGACCAACGGGATCATCGTCTCGTTGATCAACCGGCCGAAGGCACTGCCCAGGTTCTGAGCCAGTTCCTTCATGCGCTCGACCACCTCGGTGGCAGAACGTGCGCTCATGTTGTCAGGCGGCAGGCTCTCGTCCAGCAGCGTGCGCTTGATGTTCATGCGCAGGTCGTTGATCACGATCTGGCTGACGTTGAAGTCACCAGCCCGAGGCAGCGGTCGCAGTGCCTCACCCTGCGGCCCACCGTTGCGGGCCACAGGGATGATCGCCCCCGGCGTGATGCGCACCGTTGCCGGGTTCAGCACGCCATCATCAGCCGCGGTGTAGACGCCAGTGATTGCCAGGCTGGCATTCTTGAGCAACAGCTCGAGCGTCTTGTTCAGCGTCTTGATGTCGGGCAGCGCCGTCAGCACAGGGCCGCGACCGTAGATCTCGCCGGCCACCTTCATGTATCGGCTGACCACCCACGGGCTGGTCTTGTTGCGACGGTAGACCAGCTCCGACTTCGACTGCTCATGGATGACGTGGTAGCAGTAGTCACCACGCTTGTAGTCGTAGATCGTCGCTTCGATCAGGTCGACATCCTCGGTGGGTTTGTCCTCGACCTGCTTGGCTATCTCGGGCGGCAGCTTGGCATCCCGCCACTGCTGGGTGATGCTCTCGCCCTTGACGCGCATGCGACGGTACACGTTGTCGACCTGACCGTTCGCGCCTTCCTCGAAGGCCACCAAGTACTGCGGGACAGGAATAAAGTTGACCGGGCTAACCGCATCACCCGGCTGGATCAGCATGACAGCGGTGCCGACAGACAGGTCGAGCAGGAACTCGCCCATTGCAATATCGAAGTTCGACTGCTTCAGCACAGCGAACATCTTCTCGTTGTACATATCCAGCACCATCTGCGCCTCGGTGCGCCGATCTGCCGGTATCTCGGACCCAGGCTCCAGGCGGCACCATTTGCGCTGCGGCGGGAAGATGCCGGACTGCAAGCGGTTGGCGAAACGCTGCGTGCTGTTGATCGCGGTGGAGTCGAAGACGCGAGACATCTTCTGCCGGCCACCGACCTTGCTCTCGTAGTCTCCAGAGTACAGGTTGCGCTGCGGCAGCGCGAACTCCATCGCGTCCTCATACAAAGAACGGAAGTCCTCTTTTCGATTCTGCGCGACCTTTTGTCGTTGCAGAATCTGCTCGGCAGTCAGCTTCATTGCCAATTTATTTCTCCGACAGCGGCTGAGTGGTGATGATACGCAGCGCAACAATGACCGCAGCAATCACGCTGCCACGCCGGCGTCTTGGCCATGATTACGCCCACATCCGCTGCGGCGTAGCCGGATGCACCCGGTACTGCTCCAGTTCCGGCGCTTCGCTGGTGTGGCGCACGTTGACGTGCCAGCCAGGAATTGCGGCCATCTCAGGAATTGATTCGCCGCTGTCATCTGACGCCGGCAGCATCTGGCCCGTGGGCTCGTAGATCGTGCCGATGACGTCGATGGCAGCGTAGCGTGGCTGTTTCGTGTAGCCCTCGCCATCGTGCACCATGTCGAACAGCACCGCGTCAGCCAGCGTTTCGTCCTCGAACTTGAGGAAGTAATCAAGGCTCGGC